CCCTGTATGATTTGATGTTGGGTAGGGGACTAGTCCATAGAATCTGATTATGTTGAATCTATGTTGTCTTCTTCTTCTACCTTCCATTTCTCGTACGCTAACTGAGCTAGTTGCTCTAAGTCGTGTACCACCGGTGACCATTTCCGTCGCGGTGCTTGTGGAGCTGTTATCCATATTTGATCATATGTTCTAACCTTTGGCATAGTTAGTCCATCTCGCGTCGATACTCCAACAGTCTGTAGATACTTGAACCAATGTGTGTGATCCTTTGTGAATTCTGTTATCATCTGATTCGTCAATCCTGGAACTTCGTCTTGCAACATTTGCGCTGCTAAAAAGAAACGTTTGGCGTCCTCAGGTTCGAAGCATGAATAAGCTTGTCCGATTAACCGAGTTATCGTTTCAAATTTAGTTTCGCATGGTCGCTCAGGATATATAGATGATGCAATCACTGTATCCACTGGTTTGTACGGCATACCATGTATATTGTAATAGCCGAGGAAATGTATATTCTCCTTCTGAGATGTTTGATAACTTTTATCTGGATTGAAGATCATTGAAAATTGCTTTTCAGCTATTTCTGCAAATAAATGCAGATCCAATGGCTTCTTTGTTACAGCAACTATATCGTCACCTAGGTATAAGTCATCATACGGGAGTTCTCCCGTCATTGAATACACTGTATATCTAGTAACAATTGCGTTAACTATTCCATCTATCAGATTAGTGAACGATGAACCTGATGGTACACCGCCATGTTTTACAAATCGCTCGCCACTACTTAATTGTACTGGTGTATCTATAAAATAATTGATTAATTTTGCGAGGCGCTTCTTCGTCTTTGAAGCTCTAACTGGCCATATTCTTCCACCAGTTGATTGAACTTTGGTTAGATCTATGTGTCGCATGATCATTCTGAAAGCATCTCTTATTAACCAAGCTGGAATTGTCTTATCAAATTTTCTCCAATCACCAATCAGGAAATTGTTAGTTTTATAATAAGACGCCATCTCGTTTAAGAAGCCCATGCCTCCTGTTCCAATTTCAACTCCATAAGCTATCTTTGGCTTATCTCGCTGTTTTAGCTCTTTCAGTATAGGATAGAAATATTGAGCTTCTGTCAGAAATACTGACAACGGGTAACCCCAAGTAGCTCTAATTTTATTTTTATCTCTACTGCAAATTTGAGCTCGTGCGTAACATGCCACATCTGGTAAAGTGACGTCCTCTGATCTTTCGATTGCATACCATGTTGCTCGTATATTTTTCAAAGTATTCGGATCATCTAAAGCCTCCCCTTTTGTCGCGTAACCTTGTGTCTTATATGGTAATCCAGGTGATTTCTGTCTAGGCAGATCTGGATGGTTGGCTACTGCTCCATGTGTTAAAGGAATTACTTTCATATCTCCAAAGATATCTTTGTCAACACTTTCGAAGATCATATAGTATGAGTCATCCTGTATGCGTGGTACTTTTGCGCATGAGTATTCTAAGAGATCGGTTCTTAGATCTTCCATGTTTAGCTTTGCACGATGATACTTTGTTCGAACTTCACTTATCTTCTCTGGGTCGTACACTCTATTCAAAGCGAATAAAGCATTTCGATCTAGTCTACTTGGTTGGTAGTTGAAAGGAAATCCAGTACCCCGTGGTAACGGCTTGAAAAATCTAGTGTCCTGTAAGACTTTTGATCTCTCATTTGCTACATCCATCGTGTTTTGTTTGTTTTGTTCGCCCTTATGCTGGCTATCCAGTTCGCTAATGTGTTTGAAAAGTTTTAGTTTTCTTC